GGCATGTGTTACTGTGTAGCTGGCGGCGGTACCTGCTGCGGCAGGAAACTCGATGTTGTTATCGTTGATCACGCGCTGTGCGTCAGAGATAACTGTGTCGCCTGCTGTATGAGCATAGTCAGTTGTGCTTGAATCACCGCGACCACCACCTGTCAGGGTGTTTGTGCCATCGAAATTCAACGCTGTGTCATCAGCCAGAGTAACAGCGGTGTCCAATACAATAGCATTTTGTGTTGTCACGGTAGCCACACGGACGGTGCCTGAAATACCTGTACCTGTCACAACCATACCAACAGCAATTGTGCCGGAGTTACCATCCACGGCAACGCTGGTTGATGAACTAACCGCACCATTTACGTCAGCAGTAGCTGTGCTACCTTTACCTGTGTATGTGATAAGTTCGTCATCGATCTGAATTGTACCAGATGTTGGAAATGCTTCCGCATCTACCAGATGAATTTCTGTAGCTGCCTGCGCCAAGTTCACCCCAAGAGTGGTGGCTGACTGCTTCCAGTTAGCGGCTGTGACTTGTTTACGAGTGTAGTTGGCATCGTCTGTGTCAATCTGCACTTCGGTCAAGTTGCCTTTTTCAGCGGCGCTAACCGCTGTAGCTAGCCCAACGTAAATGCTGTTGCCGGGCGAAGCGAAGGAGAGCGAGTCGTTCTTAAACAAGTAGTCAAGAACCCGTCTCTCCAGATAGGTGGTTGCTGCGTTTGATGTTGCCATCGTTCTTTACTCCTAGTTAAGTGCGTGGCCTATCAGGTAGACCTCTCCTGTAGGCATCGCTATTCTCTCTAGCTTCAGCCAAATCCTTCAACCGTTGTATTTCCTGTCCGAACCGCTGTTCATAAAGCTGCATCATATCCACTTCGCCTTTCATATATGTATACGCTTCTACAAGCGAACCGTAAAGCAAAGCGTTTGGAGCATTATCACTTAACCATGATTTTTCGGTTCCTAGACCAGCTGTAATACTTGCTGGACGATAGTAATAATGTAATTCAACATCATATGCTAAATTAGGTGTTGGACCTAAAATGAAATTATCGACATCGAAAATACCATAATATTTAGGTGTCTCGTTAGAACCAACGCTTTCAGAATACGTCTGAACATAATTTACATCTTTAAATAACAAAAACTCTTCATAATTAGTTGTAGTTATTTGAAGTGAAAATGGAGCTAAATAATCAAGCGGGACGTTTAAATAAGGATCACCAATAGTTAAAGTAGATACAGCATTTTTACGAAACAGCTCTAAATCAACAAGAGTAAATATCCGATCTTCGGCAGAACGAATAAACACAGGCAGATTGTTTACGAAAGATGTTTCCGTGTTCTCTGCAAAATCTTGAATAGCTGTTTGTAGCTCTGTGTATGTAAAACTCATCTTTTCCCTCTACGCGGAAAGTGTAACTGGTCCAGCGGTCGCAATGTTACCTCCCCCGAAGATATTACCCGTGGTTGCCGTTCCTGCGCTGGCTGTGAAGGTGTAATCGTTTGTTCCTGTGACTGTAATTGAATACCCAGCAGCCGCTTCCAAAACAGCTTTAGTAAACCCGTCAAATCCGCTAACATCTCTAAACCTAACCGTATCGCCTGTTGTTCTACCGTGATTATTTTCTGTTACCGTAATAACTGCGGACCCGGAAGCCCCACTTTTAAATGCATTTGGTTTTAATAAAACAGCTACAGCTGGCTCTGCTCTATCCGGTCTTGCGTCTTTCAGTGCTACGTCATCCGCTGAATGTTGCAAAGGCTCTAGCTGTGGGTGTTTTGCTTCAAACTCCGAAACGTGTACAACTGCTCCGTTCCACTCTTTAACGCGCTCTGAATACGGGAAAGCCATACCGCTTCTATCCGAAATAAATTTCGCATATTTTCCGCGAGCAAAACCCATTACGAAATAATCCTTGGCACAAGCCGTAAACTAGCCCGATCTCTATCCTCTGTAGCCGCCCTAGAAAATTCTTCGTCATAAACGCTTTTCAAAAGAGCTGTTCTATCAGGTGCAAACTTTACGCTCAAGTAATACGCAAGTCCAGAAACTAGACAAGGGTAAAATCTAAACGGTACTTCAAAAGTATTATTGTAATCGTCTGCGTCATCAATTCTAACAAGACGATAGTAAATAATTTGGTCTGTAGAGTTTTCTGGCGTTTGCCATAAATACACTACAGGGTTGATTTGCCTGTCTACGAAAAACTGCGAAGGGCGACCTTGATCGGTTTTATTTGGTAGATTTAAATACTCACCACGACCTATACGATCCATAGTGTAGTCAACACCACTACGACGTAAAACCATCTCAAGTATATCTATAGTGTCTGTACCAAGGGTGTAGTTTGCTGTCGCTTGCGTCAACGTAGTTGTTACTTGTTCTATAGAAAACAAGTTTACACCTCGATTAGCCCACTCCGCCAGCATAAGGTTCAAAGACCTACGAGCTGTACGCAAACCGTAGCCTGTTCGAACTTCAACACCACAACGCTCGTATGCTTCTTCGATAACGTCGGATACTTCTAGCTCAAAGTTTTTTGAACCTGAAACAGCCATTTAATTATTTACCCTTCTTGCTGTCACCATAGCCGCCGCACATCATACGCATCACAGCCTTTTCGTCCATATACCCGCCGTTTGCCATTTTAGTAACATCAATAGATTTACCGGGATTTAATGCCTCAATTACAGGGTCAGGAACCATCCGTGTCGGAGAACCGCCCATTTTCATCTTTTTTGGTTTTTTACCGTACATTATGATTTCCTTTTCTTTCGTTTTAGAGGTTTTACATTCCTCGGTTTACCTTTTGCAGGTTGTCCCAACTTAACTTTTTGTCTAATTCTACTTCGTTTTTCAGATTTAGACAATTCGCTTGCTGTTTTAGGGGTCTTAGAAGATACGCGCTTGGAGGGGCGACAATATGGAGTACCCCGTTTTTCACCCTTGCTACGCCCACACGCCTTACCCGTCCTGACATCCTTCCAATCTTCTTTAAACCACCTTTTTAGAGCCAACCCCTTTTTTGTTTTTCGAACAGCCATATTAAGACTTCTTTGTCTTTTTTCTTTTGTTGCTCATAATTTTACCAGAGCCTTTATTGCCCCAGTTTTTTGCACCAACCTTACGACACTTTGCTATAGCACCAGAAGCATAAGCAGAAGGAAACACTTTATACCGCGCTTTTACTTTACGATAACAGGCGTCTTTAGGCATTTTTACGCTTCCTTTTTCCTGCACAATGCGCTCGTTCACTAAAACCACGGGGGCTTTTACAATTTACTTTAGCTTTACGAGCCTTACTCCACTTTCGTTTTTGTGGTGGCTTCGATATCTGCTGTCTCATTGAGCCACGCGAGATTGCCATTAGCTTGCCTTCCCAAAAAGTCTTGCCACATCGGTTTAATCATTTCGTAGTTAGCAAGAACTTTTTCTTCAGTATTTTCAACTTTTTCATGCGTTACTGCCAGCTCAGTCTTAACTTCAACAATACTAAGACCGACCCATGCAAAAAACATTATACAAACGCTGGCGAAAACGCTAACAATCGCAATACCTATTTTTATCAGCATCTCCATCTACGCCTCGCTGCACAAATTCTTTTCTTAGGTGTCTTTTTACAACTAATGTTGTGCATCTTCATCTGACCAGCAGAGCGCGAACAATATGACTTACGACGCTTTGCACGAGATTTAGATGGTTTCTTTTCTGTAACGGCAGTTTTTAATTTACTTCCGGGATTTGCACGACGATACGCAGCCACGCCTTTTTGGGTCATCCCCGCCCCACTTTTAGTGGAGCGGAAATTCTTCTTGTTGCGGGGAGGCATTTTGGCTTTTTTGCGCTCAGCCACTACAAGTCACTCCTATTTTGAATGTAAATAAATTCCATTGACGCGGACACATTAAAACTAACAGATCCAGAGGAAGAAAATGCTCTCATCTCTAAGTCTGTTTTTTCTGTGAACCTTAATGGAAAAGTATAAAACTGTTCGTGTGCGCCATCTGTCAGGGTGAATCTTTCTTTTATCTGGAAGACTTCTCCGTATGGCCTAGCAACAAGACTAGCATTTAAGAGAGCTTTGGTGGCAGTAGATGTGCCTGTAGACAAAGCCATTTTTGTAAGGAACGCTGTATATCCTGCGGG